TTACAGGGAGTCTTCGCGGGGGCGCGGGAACGCTTTAAAGAGCGAACCTCTTCCTGAAGATCACGGAGGATATCGAGAACTTCAGCGAGAGACATGGGTTCGGATGATTTGTGAAGTGGGGGGGAAGTTTTGTAAAAAACGACCGGGAGGGAGTTTTTGTAGGTTTTGTGAAGTGGGGGAAGGACTTAGGCTACCATTTTTTTAATGCTTTACCAACACTTTTTGCCGCCTTACTTACACCCTTACGCACAGCTTTGGGTACAACCTTTTTCACAACAAACGATCTAACACCACCCGGATCTGTCAGTTGCTTGAAAGCAGCCGTTGCCATCTTCTTTGGATTACCCGATGTGAAATCCTTAAAATTTTTCTGTGTAGTTTTAAGAGAATCCTTAACTATCGTTTTTCCCGTCTTTAATGCGGTATCACGGATCTTCTTATTTACACCAAACGGATCGATCAATGTATTCACCGCCCCTTTTACCATTCGCTTTGGATCACCGGACGTGAGATCACTGACATTCTTTTTGATCGTTTTCTTTGCATCATTCGCAGTCTTGATTGCACCACGCGTTACCGTCGTACCAAAAATCAATTCTGCAACTTTTTGACCCGGGTAGTTTTTACAATCTGTGAGACCACCTCCATCATATTTCATACCCATCTTTTTACAATAATTCGACGTAAACCGACAGGTTCCTGTATTCGGGTCAAATCGCACACCTTGATCATACATGTTGATAGTCTGTCCACTCGTCTTTCTTGGTTTCTCGCAGTATGCGACGAGCATACCATAATAGCCACCAAGCGTTGCCGGTTTTGGGAGTTGTCTATCAACCATATTCGGGTTATCCGCCTTACCCGGATTCGATGTATTCGTGACTCTATAGTTTTGGGTGTACATGGCATACATTGGTTGTCTGTAGTCTTCGGGTAAATCGATTGGTTTCAAAGCATCAAATTTTTTAAGGAAATCGGGTTTATTCTTAGCGTTCCACACGTCGGCACCCTTCTTTGAAAGAGAAACACCCATACGATTCGGTGTTGACATGTGTGTGAAGTTTTCAATTTGATCCTTCTTATCATCCGGGAGAACCTTCAACATTTCATCATAAATAAACTTATCTCGTTCGAGATGTTTTTGTTTCGTGACATCATCATAAGACTTACCAAACAATTCGATGAATGAGTCTGGGATTTCAAAGTCTTCACCTGCTTCTTCCGCCTTCACAGTAGCTTCAATCAAGTTTTCAATAGCCTTGGGATCATTTTTACTAATATCATCGAGAATGGCTGGCATGAAGTGAGCAGAAATCTTATTCGTCACAGCCTCGTACTCCTCGGGGAATGCATCACCCACAGGGAACATGAGCGGATAATCCATATTGTTCGCCTTTGCGATGCTTTCGAGTTGGAACTCGAGACCATTACGCGTTCTCGTGTTTACAGAGTTCGCCGTAAACGTGGCATAGCCACCGACATCGGCAAAGTCAAGTGCCATACTCACAATATCGAATACCATCATAGCTGCACCAACCGGACCCATAGACGCATTTTTCGCCATCTTAGCACCAATGATAGCACCCTTCGCGGCCATCTTCGTACCGAGCTTACCTGCGAGCTTACCCACAGCTCGAGAGATCACTTTAGAACCCACTTTACTTCCCATTTTTCCCATCAATTTATTACCTGCGGTCTTCGCGAGCTTTTCGGCGATACCACTGACGAGTACAGATGTACCGACATCCTTGGCGATCTGTTTCATGATTTCCGAACGCTTTAATGGATCCGTTTCGTTCAATTCACAGCATCCATCGCGAAGCGTGAAACCAGGTTTGCATACACCATTGACAGGTTTAAACATACAACCACCTTCTGAACCCAACGTGACCCCACCGAAATTTTCGGCGAGACCCTTGATAATTTCGGGATCTAAACCAGCTTTCACGGCTTCAGCGTCAGCGGCACTCATGGCGGCGTCGAGCTCACCTGACGCCGCCTTGACGTCACTTGCAGCTGTAGTTAACCCACCGGCGATACCGGTGCCTGAACCAATTCCAAAGCGGGCTAACATACCCCTCTTATATGCGAAGTAGCCACCCACCGCTAAAAATAATGAACATAGCATACATATCAATAACAATGCTATCATTTATATTAAAGACAACAAATTAATATTTCACAATGTGGTGCTGGTGGTGCTGCCACGACTATGAAGGTGACTCTTTAAGCATGCCTTACCGTTATGACTCGAAGCGTAATAAGTTCTTTACAACTGGAAATTTTTGCTCCTGGAGCTGTATGAAGTCATTCGCTATAGACAAACACGGTGATACTCGTGGAAGTATTATATGTGGGAATATTATTGTCATGCGTAAACAACTTTTCGGTAAGATCGGTTCTATAAAGCCGGCACCAAATAGATTTAGACTGAATGTATTTGGTGGGGATCTTACCATAGAGCAATTCAGGGAGAATATCGTCAGAGACTTAGATGTAGAAGCGCAAGAGATAAATGCAGAAGAAGTCACGAGTATAGTGATACCTATTCAACAAAGTACGAAGAAGTTGAGTGATATTCAAAACTCTACAAGATCGAACGATGCCCTGAGACTTAAACGTAACAAACCACTCAAACGAAATCAAAATAATCTTGAATCGGTACTGGGTCTCATTATTAAATAATCCCAGTGTATATCAAATGATCTACGTCGTCGCGGCGTTAATCATCGTGTTACTCTATATTCTAACACGTCGTAAAAAGTACGTATTATATAGACAAAAGGTTAATGTCTCACCATTACACAAAGAGATACAAAAACACGGAAATGTTAAAGTTCCAGGTGTTCTTTATGAAAATGATGAACAAATAGGTTCATATAAAAAGGATGTTTCTGAAATGTTTATCCGTGATATTTTAAAACATGGAAATAAGAGTCTTCAGTATAAGACTGATTTTACTGACGATAATCCATTCGTACACGCCGTCAGTCGCTTTGTTAAACGAGACATGGGACTCGATTCACTCGAGGGATGCGCTCTTCGAGTGTGCTCGTCACCGTGGCACTACAAAGCACATTTCGATTGTACAAACAACTACGCACTCATGATGTACGGCTCAAAGATGTTTTTACTCTTCGATATGTACAATTTTCCAATAGAAAAACAGCGCCATATCCTTAATGTGATAAAGAATATGTCGATTCCTGTATGTGCGAAAACATTAAAAAACTATGGAATCTCATCGGAAACCATTGTTCTCCACGAAGGGGATGTTCTTTACATCCCTTCCCCCATATATCATAAAGTAGAAAGTCGCGAACCGAGCATACTCTTCAATTATACATTTGAAGGTAAGGTTCGCGACTCACCAGAAAAGTTTAGTCAATTATGGCCAAAACAAGATATGGTGTGTAAAGATAACAAGTGTTTATATTAAACCTTGACCACTGGCGCAATAGTCGCCTTTTCACTGGGTCGCGTAAACGTAAAGTTCACAGACGCGGGATTGTCAATGCCTTGAACTTCCTCCTTGTTCGCGAGATTGACTACACCACCGTCACCAAAAGTAATGTCCAAGAATAAATACGTCTCAGAGTCTTTAGATGCGATAGAATAATACCCATCGTGATTCGTGATGCTCGAGACGAGGCGCCACTTAATCTCTCCTTCGGGTTTTTCAGTACTCGTCATATGAAAGACATCACCATCCTTAACAGAAAAGTAATAACTCTCATTCATACCCATAAACTTACCCTTGATACGGAAGTATTCGCCATCCTTTTCAAACGTGTACTTTCTTGGATATTTCAAGTCATACGGATACATCTTGACGAGTCCATTTTCAGATAACTTCAACACTTCATCAATAGACGCTGGACGCTTCACATAACCTTCGAGAGTAACCCGCTTTCTTCTGTAAATCAAGTACATCACCGCGATGGCAATCAAGACATATACCGCCTGGATGGGAAATGCCTTCATTATATTAATAGTAGTTTATATTTTTTTAAAGCGAAAATTAAACGATCTCGGATCCATGACCTTTTTAGACAAATCATCAACACCCGTGAGATCGAAAATACCCGCATCATTATTCGTTACATCAATCATGAAATAACGTTCAGAATCATCCATCGCGAGAGAATAATACCCATCATCTCCGTTGAGTGCTTTCACAAGTCTAAACTTATATTCACCCTGAGGCTTCACTGTATTTGTGTTCGTAATATCACCATCTTTCACAGCAACGTAGAAATCGATACCATTTTCATTCTTACCCTTGAGCATAAAGTATTTACCATCGACAACAACTTCAAAACGTTTAGTTTCCTTATTGTCATACGAAGTCATATCAACCGTACCCGCGATTTCATCCGGACTGACAATTTCCTGGACATACCCCTCCTTCCTCCGATACACAACAAGATACAGAACAACAGCCAAACCAATGATAAGCGCAATGATAGAGAGCTTCATTATAGTATAGTCAATGATTTTATTCAATCATGATCATACTTCGATCCATTAATGTCACCTTTGGGAGATCATCATCGTATAGGTAATACCGAACAGAGATCCCAAACTGTTGTCGCATGCGGGCATCGGTGTATCCGTTAATAACTCGCTGTAATGATTTGGGTTCGACCTTAAAGAACATAATATTACGATGAACGAGTTTATACTTCTCGAAGTCACCTCTACCATATACTTCCGACATGAAGAATTGATGAACTTGTTTTGGGTTTGGCTTTTTAAAACGATCAGACTCGATTAAATCGATGACATAATATCCGTACTTTTCGAGAATAATATTCGCTTGAACGTATGGGTAAAAGTTTATGTATGCGGCAAAGTCTTTATCACTCGGAATAGTCACAAGTTTAGTATTACTCTGGGGAACTGGGTGTGAGTGATACACAATGTACGACGAAAGGTCCTGTGGTTTGGGTGTCACGACTTTAAAGTTATAATTTGTGCTCTGTGTCGGTCTATTAAACTTCACGAGACCCCGTGTATTCTTTGCATTAAATCTCACTGATCCGGCATATTCAATCTGGTTGTCAAAGCTCTTTTTATAAATGGCTCTAAAATCATTAATGAGTTTACGACTCAAGCGAATGGTCACATCAACATTACCGACGCGTTCAACGGTACCAAAATTATAAACAGTGTTCGTCATGTTTAATTTCTTATTAAAATTGCGTGCGAGGTTGAGCACGGCTTTATCTACCATAAGCTTTTGCTTTTTCTTTGGTGGTCCATTGGTATTATTAGACTCACGAGGCCTGACTCTTGAGGACATCTTATAACTAGCGCACATTTTTACTGAGCATACTGTGAAAGTGTTCACAGAAATTTTGTAGTTTTGGTTCGAGCTCATTCGACCATTTGTGTGCGTCCTTCTGAATAAGATAAGACTTTGATTCCCCGTCATATGTTTCTATGAGACGACAATACTCGATGTTATCGAGCATATGTAAATACGTTTGACATTGTACTTCTTCGTAGTCTCGAACGGTATTAAAAAGAGCCTTTGTACGATTCTTAATTTCAACGAGCGTCCGGGAGCCATCTTCATTCATTTGAATGCGATCGATGCGTCCGACGATTTCATATTTCGTACCCATGATTTCACAGATTTCATAACTATAAAAGGTATCATCTTCGACGAGATTCCTGGCAAATTTGTCAGTTTGGGCCGTCTTCTTTTCATTTCTGGTTCCATGATTCGTAAAGAGTGTTTTTCGAATATGATCTTTTGCTTTGACCATGTCTTGTGGAAGGAGACCAGAGTGTTCGATTTGATGGAACAATCGACGCGTTTCCTGTTGCACGTCTGTACTGTCTTGTGATTTGAAATTTTCAGCATCTTCGAGAATCTTCTTCGTGGTCGCCATAGAATTGAGCACGATGAGCGCCTCTTCTTCTTTCGTCTTTCCTTCAAATGTTTGAGGTGAGTACTTCTTCCACAACTCTTCAATGAGTTCGTGTGGCTTACGATATTGATTAACACCGATGGCTGACGCGACCGCCGAGGCGCCGATAATCACCTTTGGAACACCGATCGATTTGAGCTCTTTCGTGTGTCCAAGAAGGTACGGGTATACCTGACCACATGCGATTGAATCTGCGAGTGAGTTGTGTGCATTTTCAAAATCCTTACCGAATATATCCCTGTACAAGTTTCCAAGTTTGATCGTTCGAAGAAACCGTTCCTTGTACATTTCATGGGTACACCTAAACACGAGTTCATCAACATCGGATGTATCAAGTTCGTGACGCATGATTTCTGAATACAAAACATTCGTGTCGAATTGTGCATTGTGTGCAACCATGGTCTTCGTACGCGGACCTACGAATTCCATGAATTCACGAAACACTTCCGGAAACGGACGACCTTCCGCGAGCGCACGTTCGTGTGTGATACCGTGAATCTTCGCGGTGTCTTCACCAATCGTAAAATCATCGGGTCTAATGATTGCATCAAAAGTCTTAATGAGACGACCACGTTGCGAAAAGCGCGCGGCGCTGAGGCTGACCGCGCGGCACGTGTCAAAATTCGAAAGTGTTTCTTGTGTGACTCGTTTAACTCTTCTTCCGGTTGGTAAGCCTGACGTTTCAAAGTCAAAGGCTATATAGTTCATACACGCCATGTGTGGATTAACTATAGAGCGACTATAATCTTTATCTTTTAGTAATGAGGTAATGTATTTCGCCGACTGACCACACGATACATGAGATCGCAGCTGCATTTTGAAGGGACTCGAGGAATGAATTCATGTGTGCGTTTATTACCGTACAAGTTTACTTAGGTGTTCTCTTGTTTCGCATCGCTCGATTTCTCGCACGGAGTTCTTCGCGATGTGCGATGAGTTTCGCTCGCTTCTCAGCGATTTCCTTTCGTCTTTTATTTTCCGCGGAATTTCTATAATTATACGTCTTACAGGAATTCTTATTGACTTGCCCACACCCCTTTCGATTGAGCTGCGCTTTCGTCTGTTTACGCGACTCTGGATCTCCACACCATTTATTCAATAATCTATCACAGATGGATTCGTACATTACATTAACTAGATATTTTATTATTGGAGTTCAACATAGTCATTAGGTTTTTTGGGGAAACATTCTTGTCTAAAATGATTATACAAAGATCTCAAAAGTCCCCATATCCATTCATCATCTTCTTCTTCTGTGTTCAATGGACAGTCATTTATAAAATGACCAGGTTCTCCACATTTGAAACACCGATCATCTACACCAGTTAATATAGTTTCAATCATTTTTATTTTATCATCTGGTAAAACAACTTGTGAAAAACACCCTCCTCTAACATTTTGAATTCCATACTCCGCCATATATTTAAACACATACTTGTCCTCATCAAACTTATCACCTTTGATCACTAATACCTTTTTATATGGTTTGTGCATTTTAGTCCACGCAGAACCATTGCCATCAAAATGCATCTGAATCCTATTTTTTGTAGTTGTGCGCCCCACATAATACTTACCATGAGCGCACGCTAATACATAAATCCATGTAGGTTTTTCGAACATTATTCACATTTTTGATTCAAACACAATTACTTAGGGCAGCGCCAACCTCTTCAGCGAATTGGGTCATCCTCTCCTCATCACATCGACACTCTACATAGTCACTCTCACTCCTGACCAAGTCACAGTGTTCACACACCACGGTCTCGTCATCTTCTTGTGGTGCCAGGTACTCTTCTCGAAGTTCCTCGGCGACGAAGACCCGCATGACCTCGTCCATCTCTTCGACCAGCTGCTTCGCCTTCTTTTGGAAATTGTCGTAGATCTTGAACTTGGTCTTTGGAAGTTTCTCGGAAAGGGCAATGAGAGCCTTGGCGTCCGTGGCATCTTCAATCTTTTTGAGGGATTTCACACGAGCCTTGATGGCTTCATCGTATTCTTCAAAAAAATCGGGTTCTTCTTCGTCGGACTCGGTATCGTAATTACGAGCCATCTTTATCTATTTTGGGTGTTATTTTTTAAGTAAGCTCTGAGTTTTCCATTTAATTCTGATAACCGTGTTTTTCTAGAATTATTCACATTGGGTCTAATCCGAATTGTGTTAATAATTCGAATTAATTTTATTAAATCGGCATTACTCCAATATCCCTGAAAATCATTTACGATTCTAACAATATCATCGATCCTATTCACATTCAATACATTCGCGGCACCGCTCCACAAAGTAGTGAGAGATTTCATATTTGGTGGTAATTTTGGTTTTTGTGTCTCTATCATATCCATTTGCTTGGCGACGTTGGGTGAAAATTGTCGCACACGGTTTTCAATCGTACCACCACTGATACTCGTATTCGAGTTTCGTAAGCACGCACCACCCCCGTTTCTATTTCCACCTTTACACGAAGATTTCTGTGTAAATTGTATACGATCCCTACCGGTATACAAGACAAACCCAGTAATACCATCTTCGATCATACACTTAACTGGAACTCCCATCTTGGCACACACGTACAAACCAACGGCTATACCCATTCTATCACCACTCGCAACGGTTGTGTTGTATTTTGCTGCGTAGATGTATTGAGAGAGATCGCCGATAGTTTTAAAAATAGCGGGAACTTCAGTCACACCATTTATATTGGTGCTATTTTTTGTCTTTTTCATGAGTGTCGTTCCGTATTTTTGATACGAAGTAGCCGCAGTTCCAGCGCCGGCCCATAAATTAATAGTGTGTTCCCCCGTCAGGGACATGAATTCATTCGTAAAGTTAAGTGAAAACATGGCAGGTGTTGTATTACGAAAACTCGATGATTTCTTTGCGAGATCGTGTATCAAGTCGAAATAAAACATGCGAAGAATATCATCTTCTATTTTAATATTTGGAATTCCGGTAATTTGTGAAGCTGGTAGGTTTCCGTTCGAATTTGTGTTTCCAGCGAATCCAACACCGTCGTAATCGTTTATAAATTTGAGAAAACGCTCAAGATCAACATTATTTCTAAGTTTCAAAGGATGTTTGTTATTAAATTCAGTTGGGCTAGTTTTTAACGGCTTTTTCGAATAATTCAAAACCATCTGTTTAAAAAACTCGCGTGAATTCTTAGACTCATTTAACGGTTTATCTGAATCTGAAATCGTTGTATTTGGTGTGTAACCATATTCACTCGTGGGATTTAATTCCATCCATTGTGTAATATATATCTTCTTTCCATTGTATTCCATGCTGAACGCGAATGGTCTAAAATCAAAGACAACACCATTAAAACATGACGTCGAATTTCTAGGTTTAATGTTTTTACCATTCTTAAACATGTTATTATACATAAACAACCTCGTTTGTATGTAATTTTTGAGACTCCAGTTTTTTGATTTGGTCATCCCAGGATCACAAAACCGTGGTGTGTTATACAAAATAGGAATATCGGATTTATCGAGTGTGTGTTGTAGAGAAATGTCATTATCTTGATCGATTGACGTAAGCCATTTTCTTCCCTGATCCTTACCGGAAACCACCGGATATAAACCCTTACACTGTTGATGCACGGTAAAACACTGACCGCGAATTGCTTTGAGTGTATCAATTAAAAATTTTGCCTCCATACCACCCGTTTTATTCACTGTGACGTTAGCTATATCGTTGATTTTGTAGTACATTTTAGATCCGTCTACGTCACATCTTCGATTGTTAGAAATATTTCGTTTTTTGGTGTTAGTATTAATTGGAGCCTTCACAGCCTTCACAGCCTTCACAGCCTTCGCGGCGTTGCTTCGCGCCTTCGAGGCCTTCGCTTTTTTGAATATGTTATTTGCATATGCGGTCTTGTTGAGAGATGAACTACTTCTTAGTTCGTTTATCTTGGTATTTATAGCCCGTTGATTCATACCCAGATTGGTAAGATTTTTTCTGAGTTTTGAAATGACGGCATTCAATTTTGATGCGCCCTGATCCGCACCACGTTGTGTGGTGGTGTTCATATCTACTATACCCTCTCAAAAAAATTCTGTGTAAATACAAATGAGTCTCGTCAGTGTACAACCCACCCAAAACAGACGACGAGTGATAAATAACATGTTCACTAAAAATGAAATCATACAGAAGACAAATATAGTTAACCCCAAAAGTTTAAAACTCTTGAAGACGGGTATAGCTCTCGTGAGTGTGGGACCAACCATCAAGATTACAGGAAATTATGCGGTCGATGTATATTCTGATATATTGGACATACTCAACAGAGTCGCGATAATAACGGCGAAGAAGAAGTTGAAGAAAAATGTCACAACCGGGGCCATGAGTGTCATAGGCAATGTCGCGGGAACTCTACCAAAAGATTTGTATTTTGGTACACGCAATGTACTCTCACACATCGTATCGAAGGCTGGGTTCACCGCGAAAACAGTAACAAATAACGCGGCACGGACTGTATTAGCCACGACGGGTGCGATTAGAAATACCGCAGAAACTGTGCATTTTTTCATGACATATGCATTACCAGCTGTACTCTTATTGGTCCTATTCGTGACGCTATTCACACGAGGCTTTTTGACGAAGGAAGGTCTCACCGAGGGATTATCACTGATGAAAGCAGCTCTCAGAGGTAGTAAAGATATAACAATGAGAGTGGCTGGTCGTATTTTCAATAAAACCGTGTCGGATAAACGAAATATCACACCGAATCCACGAATCACGAATGTAACAAACAACTATAATTCAGCCAAAGAGAATGAATAATCTAGTCAAAATCTAAACTATCCAAATCGGAGATACGACCAAGCTTACACTTCCCATTCATGAGATCGTACACCCACGTTCCATCAACAATCTCTTCTTCAAAGAGTTTATCTTTGAGTAATTCTAATTGTCGCTTGTTTGTACTCAGAATACCAATAGCTTCTTTGTAACACATATCAACGAGTTGATCAATTTCCATATCAAGGAGTCGAGAGGCTTCTTCAGACATCTTACGATAATCAAAGTTATAAGAGCTGAAGCCGTAGGTCGTAAGCATTTCACGAGCAATCATATAGACTTGTGCATAGTCACCCGAAGCACCGGTGGTAATGCGATCTTTACCATAAATGATTTCTTCCGCCGCTCGTCCACCAAGAGCCACGATGATTTGTGAAGTCAGATATTCTTTGGTGTACATGGCAGATTCGGCATTTTCCTCAGAAGGCTGAAAGAAGGTGACGCCACCTGCATCTCCTCGAGGGATAATAGAGACCTTACGGACGGTGTCATAATCTGGCAAAATTGCCCCAACAATGGCGTGTCCAGCTTCGTGGTACGCGACAAGCTCTTTCTTTCGCGGCGAGAACTTCGTATCACCTTTAGCACCGACCACGATGCGCTGATACACATTCTCCACAATCTCATTTGTGATGATACCGTCACCGTCTCGAACGGCGCGGATGGCGCATTCATTAAGAAGGTTCGCGAGTTCTGCACCAGAGAAGCCCGTCGTTTGCTTGGCAATCTGACGCAACTTCACGTCATCTGCAAGATTCTTGTCTCGCGCATGGACACCTAGAATCTTTTCACGTCCCCGGACGCTCGGAAGAGACACGGTGATCTTACGATCGAAACGACCTGGGCGAAGAAGGGCATCATCGAGAATATCAATACGGTTCGTCGCGGCAATGACCACGATACCAGCTTTATTATCAAACCCATCCATTTCCGTGAGAAGTTGGTTAATGGTTTGTTCGCGTTCATCATTGGCGGGTTGACCACCAGCACTACGTTGTTTACCCACCGCATCAATCTCGTCGATGAAGACAATGCACGGTTGATTCTCACGAGCGACTTCAAAAAGGTCTCGAACCCGCTTCGCACCGACACCGACAAACATTTCCACAAAGTTTGCCGCAGAACATTGAATAAATGGCACATTAGATTCACCCGCAATGGCGCGCGCGAGAAGGGTCTTACCCGTACCAGGCTTACCCGTGAGAAGTGCACCACGAGGGATCTTTGCCCCACTTCCGAAATACTTTTCCGGTTGTTTCAAAAAGTCGACAATCTCCTCGAGTTCATCCTTGGCGGCATCGATACCTTCAACATCGGAGAAACGTGTATCAACTTCTTGATCCATATCAAATTCTTGATTTTTGATGAATGGATTACCCATGGGTCCACCACCGAGAGGTGACATGAAACTCCGAATAATGAAAAAGATAAAACTCAATAAAAAGAGCGTAGAGATTGTATCGGAAATAGAAATACCAGACGTCATGTCAATTCGAACATTCGCGTCACTTTCGGCAATGGTTTGCCATAAGTCCTGATTCTGAATGATCTGGACGTCTCCGTAGTTTCCCTCATCATCTTCAAATGCGGCAATGCTTTGATTGGGTCGAATGAGCACTTCCGGGAGTTCGTTATTCTTGAGACCTTTAATAAACTCACTGTACGTACGGGGACGATATTCCTTTTTAGGTGGAATCTTCACTTGCGGTGCCGGTGCAAAACTTTTGCCCAAACTGAACATGGGGATTGTATTACATACTAGCTATATCTTTATATCTGGCAAATTTCATCTTTTCAGCTGCGTAATAAAAACGATAGGCATCGACGACGTTTGATTGACGATACTCCTCTGGCATGCACTCGGGAATACCCTGTTTTGAATAATACGCTGTGGGACTAGTATGTGGTTCGAAGTGTGATGGTTGATGATCGTATAACCACATCAAATGACGTGCGCATGTGTGAATCTTTCTATATCTACGCGTGTATTCAAGTGTTAGTGCAATACCAATCTTACACGCGTACATATAGTTTTCAAGACTCGATCCAATCCACATGGTCATGGGATGCTTCGCGTGTGCGGGCTTATACCCACGTCTCGAACCATCTTTCGTGAATGGTGCGTGTTTTTCAACGAAGGTGGACTCATTTGCGTAGTGCCACGCCGTATAAAGCATTTGACAAATCTCCAATTGTATCTTGACGACGTGTTGATCACAGGACATTTGTGCTATTTCGGATGGGTCCAGTGAAAGAAAGAATATGTTCATCTTGATAATCAGACACTTCAAGTGTTTTTGGTTCGTATACACGAGCTTCAACGTTACCGTAGTAAAACTGTCCGCCACCAAGTTCCCAGACTTTGTGTCTCGTTGTTTCTTGTGCGTATGCAGAGGCTTCTTTTAGATTCCAAAAGAAACCACGGTCGAGAATGTGATCACCGACGACGACGTTGGTAACGAACATTATTCTTACTTTTTACACGAAGAACCACCACTTAGGATTTTAATGTCCATAAATTTTAGGAATGTGGGATGATTTACCGATCGAGCTTCAAGAAATAATCATGGAAAAATCAGTACAATTATGTCGTGAAGAGTATCTAGAATCAAATGGAAAAAAACACCAACGTCAAAAGAAAAAACAAGGTCGAAGTCTATTGAGTGCGGACATGATCAAGAACATAATGTCCACGACGGATCCGATTGAACTATTATGTTGGGCATTTCCTCTCGAGTTTATAGAATTACAATTGCTCGTTGATATACCTATAGATGTAGAGATAATAGACTACGACTACACTGATTTTTATGATCAGTTTCTTTCAAAATGTATTGAGTACCTTGAAGACCCCCAACACAGCGACGAATGGATATGTCCATCAAAAGATCATTGGCTTACCATGTTTACGAAGTTGAATGATTTTCATCGTAAGCATGGTCATGTGGATATACTCGGTGAAGTGGATGGTTCTCCCGCGTTATTTTTATGGCTCGAATACCAAAAAGATTCTGATACCGTTCTTTCACGTGAAAAGAGGCATTCATTACGTTCGCTCGGTGTTCGACTTCCGCCTATTCGTCGTCATCAATGAATTCTTCGACATTTTGATCGACAAGTTCGTCTTCGTCGTCACACTCAACGTCCATTTCCCCATCTTCACCTGGATCGTCTTCTTCTTCTTCGTCATCATCGTCTTCGATTTCGACATCAGGTTCGGGTTCTTCTTTCTTCTTTTTTGTCTTTTTCACAGGTTCTTTACCAAAGGCCTTATCCATGTTAAATGATTCTGTAATTTTTATTCTTTTATCGTGTGATTTTATAATTTTTTCAAGAAACGTATTCGAATACCCAACCGATTTATACGCCTGCACCAAAGCCTTGAGTGGTGGAGATTTCTGTTTTGAATAATACTGATCATGTAAATCACCGATGGCTGTATTTAATTTAATACGAATGATGCCACTTTTTAAAATCTTAAGCTGTAGGTGGACTGGGTTTATATACGTGACGAGACACTCGACTGTTTTTTCCTTTCGAGTCGGTGGTACGTAATCCGGAATATTTAACTCTTTTGGCTCCAAACCGAGTTCCTCTCGATGTGTTGTATACAAGCGTATATAGTCTTCCTTTCTGTATATGGCTCGTACAACATACGTAAAATGTTTTGTTGGTGGTGGATGTGTGATCGTGTGTAGAAGTGTACCCGGTTTTATGTCACATTTACGAGTGTGTACCGACGGCAATTTCTCTCGGATCGCAGGTCGTTTGTACATTTTGACTTATTTTTTCAGACTCTACTGAAGACTTAGGAATAAAAACCTCGAGTTCACATCTAATAATATTATGCACTTGACCGAGAAGAAGTGATTCGTATGGACCCCAAACCTCAATCACCTTACGATCTTTGTCGTACCAAAGATAATCAATATTCAAGTATCGCGTCAACCAATAGAAACGTCGACCATCTTTACCGATGAAACTAAATATAGTATCTTCATCAAAATCAGATACATCTACTTGTGTGTAATGAGACACAGGCGGATTATACGGCGCCATTTGTGAAAAAACGATCCAAAACCTTATATACATTTTCCCAGGCATATTCTCGTTGTAACAGTTCCTTAACACGTGGAACGTCATCACGATTGGTGTAACAATACTCGAGACGTTCTGCAAAATCACGGTAATCCATCATCGCCAAATCACCCCCGTGCTTCTCTTGCTCTGTAACCTGTATCCATAACTTGGGTTCAATGATGTGTGCGTGGTCACCAAGGATTTCTCGTAGAGCTGGAACACCTGATACAATTTGAGGTCGATCAAAGTAAATGTGCTCCGTCGTGGTGAGACCAAATCCTTCACCATGACCCGTATTGAGACCAACATCTCCAGCGTTGTAGACGTTATTAACTTCTTCGTCGGTGAGGTGGAGAGGTCGTGGGTTAAGGAAGATGTGTTCATTCAAAACCTTTACGGCGTCCATACCCCTCTTTGCACATTCAATCTGGATAACCTTTCGAATATCCACACCATCCGGGGTTACGGGCATACATCCACAGAACAACTTGATGGATGGATCCATGTCACGACCCTTGAGAAATTCTAAAAACGCACAGAGTGTCACACCCCAACATTTACGGTATGAATTCCTGTTCATATTGACGACAAGGTAGTCATCTGGTTTGAATCCCAATCGTACCTTCGCCTCTTCTTGAGGAACGTCCACAAAGCGTTCAAAGTCAATACCGTGCTTCATCACAGATACAACATCTTCCCCGAACCCAATGTCATCGATGAGATGCGTCTTCCAACACTCCAAGAATACAAAAATTTGGTCAAAGTTGTATCGCTTCAGAGTATCATAGATGGAGATATCCTGCCATGGATAGACAATGTCGAGGTAGACATACTTCACAGGTGGCATATACTCGGCGGGAATCAATTCCATGAGAGACTTTGTGACCATCATATCATTGTAGAGAAAGAGAACATCGGGTTTCTCTTCGATGATTGCGGGGATGATACCTTTGTCACCAAATCCCCTCGGTGAGACTGGATCCAATTCCATGGCATCGTAGAACTTGATACGAGGATCAATGAAACGATCCTTTATCTCTTGACCTTTGAAGTTTTGGAACGCGTAATAGACGACTTCAACACCCGGGATGTTCGCGAGATAGTTTGTAATCTTATTTGCTACCCGCGCATACCCCGTGCCCTGATTGCTGTGTGTGCACATGAAGAAGATCTTCATCCCGAGCCTTTTCTAATACCTTTAATTTATTCCTTATATGTTTTTGTGAATATACCACCTTCTTGTTTTTCTTGTCGTTTTTGGTGACACGTTTTTTGAAGTCGTAATCCATACTCCGTTATCTTTCTACCTGAGGCGTAATCTATAAACATGTAACGCGTGTGATCACACTGTATATTGTTTTGTGTCACCATTAAACACCATGGTTTCATCATGAAGTACGCGACATCGTCGAGGTGTACATTCACTTTCATCTTGGCGAATTTCATATATGTTTTTTGAAACGAGGCAATCTCTGTAAAAACATCTGTAAACGAGTCACACTCTACATAGACCTCTCTAAATTCCATATATTCACGACACATTGGACATGTTTGGGTTTCGGACTCTTGGTACCACTGTTTAATACAGTGATAACAAAAGGAATGACCACAATTAATCTGGAAATCCGGTGTGTTGATATAACACACTGGACATTCTTTCATCTTATAAAAAATACACACCTATCATTTAAGCCTCATCTTCATCTTCATCCATGAGCGATTCGGATTCACTGTCATCGGTTTCGGAATAGTCAAAATCTTCATCTTCACTGTCATCAATGAGTTCGTAACCACCATCCACCTTTACGTATAATTCCGTGTCTTCCAACTTATCAGTATCATACCATCCACAAATAGATTCTTTGGGAATCACACTAATATCATCTTCAAAATCATAGACACCGCTCTTCACTCTCGTGAGAAAGCGAACCTCGGCCTCGTGACCATTTTCATCACGCACGAGATCTGCGATTTGAATACTGTCATCTTCATATTGAACATCGACGAGCATTGTGTTTATGACGTCATTTAAATCTTTAATAGTATTAATGGAGTATCTCAGAGAACGCGGTGAAGAATATATCACCGGTCGATACGTTGACCGAGATAGAGATGCCGTCATGTTTGATATCGATGATACATTGATTTTTATTTCCGGACAACCAAATACACCAATGATTTCATTACTACAACAGGCTAAAGTACTCGGCTATAAAATCATCATCATCACGGCGAGACCAAACATAAGTCCGGTCATACACAGTACCATCGAACAACTAAAACATCATAACATCGAATTTGATCACATTGGATTCGTACCAGCAGAGGAAAAGGGACTTTTAAAAATAAACAGTGGATTTAATTACATACTATCGGTTGGTGATATGGAAACAGATCTGACAGAATCAAAACACGTTCTTAACACTTCCAATTTCTATCACAGTTAAGACATGTCACGAACGTTGTCATGGGTTCATCCGCACTTCTCGTTTGTAATTGATAATAGGTTGTATTTTTAGACCTACATCTACCACACGTGAAGAAACCTTCGAGATTTTTGTTTTCTCGAGTCATGTCAACCTTACGCAAATCTTTGTAGATTTGTTCCGTGAGTGTCGCATCGTATGGACCACCGGGCCATAAATGTGTCGGTGGCATTTCCATCAGCTTCACTGGTTTTATCTTACCGGAGCGTATAGCTTCGCGTAACGTGTCGACTTTGTGAATATGCGATTGGATTTCTAGAAACTTGTGTTTGTATCTATTCGTAAATGTGTGATTATCCCACGCCGGTTCATCACACAGACTTTTTGCGCGACGCACAGCCCAATTATTTAGCGACTTCTCGAGATTGATGCATAACGTACTCGTCTCGGGAATGTCGAGAATTTGTGAGAATTTTTGCACGACATACGCACGTGTAGACTCTCCCATGTTAATATATACTTTTTAGAGTCTTTTAAACCACTTAGGGAAGCGGAAGACCTTCGAATTGATTGTTGAAACGCTTACAATCTCCGAAATTTTCAGGCGAGCACTGATCGAAAAATCCAGCGCGTCGTCGATTTGGGTTGGTATCCACAGCTCCGTATGCATACTCTCCCCTGTAGACTTTGTAATTTTCCTTGACTTTGTACTTGATGATGTAGTACGACAGGTAGACCACCAACGCCACAAGTAAGGCGTGAATGAAAAGATTGTTCATTTACTAAAACGCAATATTTTTTTGTCATTCAATTTTAAGATGACGAGAGCAATAATTATTCACACAACTCTGGGGAACCTCGAAGAGATTGATTTAGATATTACACCTGAGAAGAATGAAATCTATAATCTTCTCGGAGGTAAGGCGACGTTTATCGGACAGTGGCCGCACTATGACGTTGTTATTATTAAATGTGTAAATGGATGTACACACAATGAAAATAAACTTCCACCACCTTTCGAATGCGAAGATGTTATGGGTCCGATACTTCTCGTTCGCATGGATGAAAATTCAGATCCAAAAGATTTTACGCTTCGTGAATATAGATCTTTACGCCGAGGTGGGTACGAAAGCGTCACTGTTTAGAACTGCATTCGAATATTTCATAGCCAATTGAAAGTGAATGTATGCCCATGACATGACATCCTTAATTTTAGGTTTGCCTGGGAGTGGGTTTGCGTCTACGAGTTTAATCACATCAACCTTTTCATTATTCGTAATCTTCGTCATCGCGTTTCCCACGTCACGTAACCATAGTACATGCTCTTCATTTTTGCAATCAAAAACCTTCACAAAGTCCGTCATTTATATTAGTCACGACTTTCTTCTATAAGTAGACGCGCACTCGGATCCGTTATGTGTGTCCACTTGGGTCTCCAGATCTCCGAGATGAGATGGTCATTCCTCGCATCGTAACAAACCCAAAAGAGTTCACGATAGTAGGCTTCCTCCTTTGTGAGAGGCGTGTTATGTTTACACATGTCCTGTGTAATCTCGAACATCCTGTCACCCATCGCTTTTTCAGTGTGTTCCTTGAGTGCACCGACCCACCCCGTACCAACCGCATCGCTCATTCCGTCTTTTTGTCGCCACAACACTTCATCGGGGAGATACCCCTTGAAGGCTTCTCGGAGAACTTCCTTCTCAAGTTTTGTCATCTTCAATGTTTGATTCATCTCCATACAACATTGAATAAAATTTTTGTCCAAGAATGGAACGATGAGGTCAAGGCCGTGCGCTCCGGCGCATCGGTCTGCTCGGAGACCATCAAATTGATGAATGAGATGAAGACGTCTCATATTTTCACACGCAAACTCTTCAACGCTCGGTGCGTTGTGGAAGTAAAGGTATCCACCCAATAGTTCATCACTCCCCTCACCAGAGAAAATATACCGACAATCTGTATTTTCTTTGATGTATTTACACAAAAGCCACATCGGCGTCGAGGCTCTGACAGTTGTGGTATCATAGGATTCCAGAGAATGGACAACTTCACGAAGTGCGCGAAGTCCCTCCTCCACTGTGAATGTTACCTCGGTGTGATCCGTCGCCAGGAAGTCGGCAACCTTGCGAGCTGCCTCCAAGTCTGGGCTACCCTCAAGGCCAATGGAAAAGGTTTGGATCCGTCCAATCTTACGCGCAGCGATCGCAGCGATGAGACTACTATCAAGGCCACCCGAGAGAAGGAAGCCAATTTCACGATCCGTATTGTCGAGACGAATGTGTACGGCATCTTCAAGGGTGTGTCGAATCTTTTCATGGTTTTTCGTGCCACTAAACCTATGGACGTTCCAGTACCCCGTGTGGTAACAGATAAACTTGTTCACATACGAATCATAGAAGTGACCGGGTGGAAAGATCTCAATATGAGTACCCAAGAAGAGAAGTGCCTTGGCTTCACTCGCGAATGCGATGGAGTCCTTGGCATAGCGAGTATAGAACATAGGTCTCACACCAACTGGATCCCTTGCCGCGAGGACACGTTTACCATCGGTGTACACCATTGCAAAATCACCATTGATAGACTTGACCGTGTTCTCAATACCGAGGGTGTGAATGAGATTCATGACAACTTCACAATCACTCTTGCTTCTCTCTTCACCGGAGCGGAATGAGCGGTGATCATAGATTTCACCGTTACACACAAACATACGATTGGGACGGACAAATGGTTGCATACCCGCGTCGGTTAGATCATTAATCGCGAGACGATAATAATCCATTTGACACTTACCCATTGTCTCTGTACGATAGTCATCTGGACCACGATGGGTGAGGAGACCTTTAGGGACTTCCCTCTCCTCACCAAAAAGTGTAATAATACCACACATCTTGATTTACATTACATATTACTTTACTTTTAAGTTAAACTCCAAAAGATCTCTGTACGAGAGATCATCGGCTTCACCATCCCATTCCTGACCAGAAAAACTAACAAGTTGTTGTTCGTTTCCATTGGGCATGTATAGAAAATTGGTAACACAAATAAAAGACACATTTGTACATTTTGCCATTTTGTCAATCTTATCGTAGTCAAAATTTTGTAAATCGAGGTATTTTTTAAGTTCTTCCTGTGTTCTTTTTTTTATGAGTGACTTACTTCGAATGACAGTGACACTATTTGACATGTCCATACTGGGCCAATGACCATGTTTTGACCTGAAAAGGGTCACGTAATCAATGAACACGTTGGCTGTTTTAGTATCACTGAAACACACGAACCTCGATTTTTTATTTGGATCTACGATACTTAAATATGTCTTTGTTGGTTTCATCTGAATTAAATGGTACGTCATAGTCATGTAATATTCTGATAAAAAAAAGCTCCAAGATTATCAGATGATCTTAATAATCACACTGACTTTGATCGTTTTTCTATTTTGGGTGTATCTCAATAATAGATTGATTATAAAAAAAAGGTCACTGGAAACAGTCCCAACGACAACTATGTTTAACGAACAATCAAAAGCTGGTGTGAGACTTAGGGCTTTAAAAAAGCAAATATTTTCGACATGGCATGATCACGGGTATTATAAAAAAGACAAGAAAATCTTGACAGACAAAACGAATGGCACACCTATCGAAAAAATATCAGTCTACGAGACATCACAGGAAGAATTTGAACAAATATACAAAAATCCAGGTGTTCCATGTATGATCACGGGGATGGCAGATGATTGGCCGGCCATGAAGACATGGTCGTTTGAAAACTTTAAGGAACGGTTTCCAAAATCAAAATTCATCATTGCAAACGGAGATAGTAAACAATTACGCTATGAATATTTTTATCATTATATGAATCACAAAAAACACCGTCGAGATGACATACCCATTTATATCTTTGATAGTGAATTCGGAGATGAACATCGGGACACAAAAACACTTTTAGATGATTACGATGTTCATGAATGGTTCAATGAAGATTTTCTCGCAATTCTCGGTGAAGATTACCGTCCACCATTTCGATGGTTGATCGCGGGACCGAAACGCACCGGGAGTTCATTTCACGTTGACCCAATCGGTACGGCTGCCTGGAACACATTGATCCGGGGTAAAAAACGGTGGATTCTCTTTCCACCCGAAGCATTCTCGGATGAGTCGGATATATCACCAGATCCAGGCGCTTCGTGGTTCATCAATGAATACCCAAAATACAAAGACAAATATCACATTGACGTCATCCAGGAATCAGGTGAAACACTCTTTTTACCTTCAGGTTGGTGGCACGTCACAGTGAATCTTCAAGATTCAATCGCAATAACACAAAATTTCGTCACGGATGCAAATGTCAAGGAAACACAACGAACCATGATTAATAAAAGACCCAAAACATACTTTAAATGGGTAAAGCTTATGGGTGATCGTATCCAGGAAGACAGAACTTTTGATGATGTTGCATATTCTTCGGATGTATACAGTTCCTCGGATTCTGAGAATGATTAAAACATAAGTAATAATATATGGAGTTTCCCAAAACGGCTGGACAATGCAAGTACATGTTGGCGCTGAGATCACACAAACCTATCATTGTGGGCACTGGACCGGCTGGTTCAGGAAAGACCATGCTCGCGTGTCATATTGGTATCGAACATATACATAAGTCCATGAGGGGTAGGGTCATCCTTACGAGACCGATCGTTGCCGCCGATGAAGACATGGGATACTTACCAGGTGACATTGATAAAAAGATGGAACCGTGGACCAAACCCGCATTCGACATTTTTGAAAGGTACCTGTCACACAACCAATTAGAACGTTGTATCAGGATTGAACCTCTCGGCTACATGCGAGGTCGAACATTTGATAACACCGTGATCATCGCCGATGAAATGCAAAATAGTACACCCAATCAAATGAAGATGCTTTTGACTCGCATCGGTACGAATACGAAACTCATCGTGACGGGTGACATCGAGCAATCCGATTTGGGTGAAGATAATGGTCTCAATCATTTGATTTACAAGATACAAGGCATGGAACTCAAGTACATTGAACATGTCGAAATGGATGACGACGACATCGTGAGACACCCGGCAGTTAACGAAGTACTTAAAGTATTAAATGTATAGCTTCACAATGAAGGTTATCATCGCCTTTCCCGGCCGTGAATTTTCTGGTACCTTTTTGATGCGATGGTCTCAGACGCTCATAGAACTTACGAAACGAGGCTATCAAATCCTATTATTAAATGAATATAGTAGTTTTGTCCCGTTTTCGAGAATGAAGACACTCGGTCTTGACGTATTACGAGGTGCCACGCAAGTACCATTTAATGGTGAGATCGATTACGATGCATGGGTGACAATCGATAGTGATATCGTATTCGCACCCGAACAAGTCATCGAACTCATCGAAGACACGAAAAAGTATCCTGTCATTTCTGGACTGTATCGCATGGCCGATATGGTCCATTTTGCCGCCGTGAAAGAGTGGGACATCGATTATTTCAAAAAGACGGGTTCGTTTCAGTTCATGACACAAGAAGACATCGACGAGTGTGAACAGTATACGACCGTGGCATACAACGGTATGGGTTTCTTCGCGTGTCGAAAGGGTATCATTGAAAATATAAAGTATCCATATTTTAGCTATCCTCTCATTGAGATAGAAGCTGAAAATGGGAAGCTCATTAAGGACATGTGTTCGGAAGACGTCGCGTTTTGTAAAAACCTCAAAGATGCCGGTTACCGTGTAGTTGTGAATACGAAACTGCGCGTTGGTCACGAGAAAATGCTTGTGATTTAATATTTTGGACTGTATTGTTCAGTACTTTACTCTTCGCGTCAAGCACTTTGAGCTTTTCGAGTGCAACCTTTCGCTCACATTCATACTGTCTCAATAATTCCTTTCGGTAATCGTACCAGTCGTAAATTTCCCTGACTTGCCGATCAATGTCATAACATTGATCGATGAGTTTATAATTGACGCGAACTTGTTGTATGTCATTACATATTTGTTCAATTCTAGTGTCGAGATCGTCACATCGGTCTTTGATTTCGGCGTGCTGTTCCATTACATCAATTTATCATATAGACTATTTTTTTCTGGTGGGAAAATCGAATACGTCCCATCTTCAATCTTCTTCCACCGACTCGCTTGTTTTTCGAGTGATTTAATATGCCACATACCAAGTCGGGGATCGGCCTGAATAGCGACAACCTTATCAGTGCCCACAAGTTTGGAATGAAGTTCGTCTGACCATGAAATATGATCAGCGTTTTTATAGATACGACCCTGATAATCCGGCCAGTTAACCCAACCAGATTCATTCACATTGAATTTCATTTCCTCAAGGAATGCCTTCGTTGCACCTGGATGAATGTTCATACGAGGCACGTACAGTACTTCCGCCTCGGAGGATTCGAGGATTTTTTTGAGGTTCGTGATGAGATCTTCTTGTGGCATTTCATCCGCGTCGATATGAAAGATGTAATCCCCGGTCGCGACACTTTTATGATACGTTGGATTCTTACAAAAGTCATCAAACGGGCGTCGGAACACGCGTATACCATCTGAAAAGAAGCTTAATACATCCTCAACCTTATCTGTGACGTGGTTGCTGTCCACAACGACATTGATTTCATCCTCGTGATCCTTGACTTTTTGTAGGAAATTCACAAGAGAAAAGAGCTCTCGCGATTCGTTACACACTTGGATTGTGTACGTGAGCTTCATATAACAATAGTAGCGTGTAATTCTTTAGCCGCTTTAATTCGGTATTCGAGGTCGGTAGCTGGCCATTGGATCACAAAATCCCCTTCTTGCCATTGTCCACTTTCACCCCAAATATCTGTGTAATCAATGTCACCCCCGAAGAGTGGTAAGTTTTTGTAATCATATGAGTTCATGACTCGCTGACGAAGCACATTACTCACTTCCGACCAACACGAACCACCCGGTTTATATGTGCCATCCCATAAATACTTACCAATGAGCATATCTTGAATGAGTTGATTTTCATAGAGATACCAATGCTTATACAATGGCATACCCACGATGACAGTATCCAAAAACGCACGACCAATCGGAGAATTTCGAACCATCATGACACCACAGTTTATACCATGATGATCCGATGGCACGAGAATGTGTGTCGTCGGTCCTGCATAGTCCTTGACTATGTCTTCGAGTTTAATATCTGGATTCGTAATCATGACGTCGCAGTCTGCGTTGAATATCCATTCGGCATCCGGATATAAATCCATGGCTTCTTTCATGAGGAATATCTTGCCCCACCCAAGTGGATAATGTCCATCTGGAATTGGTGGATTTGGTTTGACTATCACGGGTGCACCGATGACACGTTCACCACCGTCGGTATCGTAGTGTAAAGTGTATCCATGCTTTTCACAGTATAGTTTTTTATTCTTATAAAGCGTCCACTCTGCGAGTGGTTCATAATTTTGATCGTGTAACGATGTAAACACGATCATTTCTTAATTTTGGGGTGTAATTCTTTAGCCACTTTAATTCGATAGTCGAGATCAGTTGACGGCCACTGAATCACAAAATCCCCTTCTTGCCACTGCCCATCGGTCCCGAGAATATCCTTATACTCGGGACGATTCTTGAGTATAGGAAGATTCGAATAGTCGTATGAATTCATCACGCGTTGTGGGATAACATTTCCAGCCATCGCCCATAATGTTCCACCATTTTTGATACCACTTTCTTGTAAATGCGTCCCAATAAATAAATCTTGGATGAGTTGATTCTCATAGAGATACCAGTTGCGATACAAAGGCATACCAGAAATGATCGTGTTCAAGAATGCACGACCAATTGCAGAGTTTCGAATAAGCATGTTTCCACAATTGATACCATTACAATCAGCGGGAATCATGATGTGTGTATTTTCATGAGCGTATGCCTTGATGATGTCTTCAATTTTAGTATCCATGTTCGTAATCATGACATCACAATCCGTATTGAAGATCCACTCAGCATCCGGGTACTTCTGCATCGCTTCCTTGATCACAAACGCCTTTCCCCACCCCATAGGAATGTGTGTTTCTGGAATCGGTGGTTGCGGCTTTGCCATCATGGGTTTTCCCGCGACCGATGCACCGCCATCACTCGCGTAGTGTAAAATGTACCCATGCTTTTCACAGTATGGTTTTTTATTCTTATGAAGTGTCCACTCGGCGAGTGGTTCGTATTTCTCATCGTGGACGGATACGACAACGATAGACATTCTACTAACAAAACACGGGATATCTTTAACTTAAAGATTAATACTGCTAAAATACCAATGGTTGAATATCATGATCTGACACTTAGGGATGGATGTCATGCGATATCACACCAACTCACAATAGATATGATAAAGAAGCACTGCGACTTTGTGGAAAAATCTAAGATTCCAGTCATGGAAATCGGTCACGGAAACGGTCTCGGTGCATCTTCTATTCTAATAGGTAAGGCTATGCTTAGTGATATCGAAATGATCTCACTCGCAAAGACTTGTCTAAAAAATACAAAGTTATCCGTACACGTCATACCAGGTCTAGCAACCATAGAAAGAGACATAGAACCCGCAATTAATCTAGGAGTTGACATATTTAGAATTGCATCACATTGTACAGAAGCCTCTATGACAAAATCGCATATTGAATATTTAGCGAGTAAAGGCAAAACAGTATACGGAGCCCTCATGATGTGCGCCACATGTCCATTACATATGCTTGTCGATGAGGTTACAAAGATGAAATCGTATGGTGCATCCGCCGTGATAATCATGGATTCCACGGGTTCATTCACACCCGAACAGGTTGAAGAGTGTTTCGCGGAACTTTCAAAAATAGGCATTACACTTGGGTTTCATGCACATAACAACCTAGGATTAGCGGTCGCAAATTCACTCGCGGCAATAAAAAGTGGCGCAAAAATCATAGACGCGACGGTGTGTGGGTTTGGTGCAGGCGCTGGTAATACACCATTGGAAGTCATATCAGCGATCCATCCATCGGGGAATATAAATGTTTTGGAATCGATAGAACATCTCGATTACAAAGCACCGGTCACAAAAGTGATCAATATACTGACGGCAAAACATAAGCTACATTCAGTGTTCGAAAAAAAGATACTCGATGCGTCACAGAAGTATAACGTTTCTTTGACGCGCCTCGTTGAAGAATTAGGAGCTCGAAAATTAGTGGCTGGACAAGAAGATCTCGTGCGAGTTATCGCTGCGCAGATGTCCGAATGATTAAATCAGATTTTTTAGATTTATTATCTCCCATGATTCTCTCGATTGTTTCCAATGGTAATATGGGTGACATCTCTTCGATGGGTGGTGCAAAAATAGAACCATCCTTTTGAAGAACACCCTTCACCTTTGGCAAGAATTCTTGATCCGCGGGCATGAATAATTCACATATCGCCGGACCATCGTGGTCCATGAAACGGGGGAAGTGGAAATTAAACTCATCCCACGATTGCACTCGAAAGTTTTCATACCCGAATGCCTTGGCGACTTTCATATAGTCTGGTAAAACGATACCTGTATTCTTATCGACTGCGTTATAGTTTCCCTTGAAGAGCATATTCTGTGTGTGTTTGATCATCAAATATCCATCATTGTTAAATATAACGATTTTGACACGAAGTCCATGTTGAATGATTGTTTGAAGTTCTTGAATATTCATCATCATACCACCATCACAATTGAGACACAACACTTCCCTCCCATTACCAGCAACGGCAGCTCCAAACGCAGCAGGTAATCCATAACCCATCTCACCCAAACCGTACGAAGAAAACATCGTCATACCATCCTTAAGAGTGATCGATTGATGACCAGAGAGTAACGCGGTTCCCATATCCGTCACAATAATTTGATCGGGTTTCATGTACTCTGAAATACGGTCAATCATTTTGTATGAATTAGGAAATCCACCGTCCACGTGATTCTCTTCAACTATGGGAAATTCCTCGCGGATACGACGACATTCACACACCCAATCGTCCCGTGACACACCCGATTCGGAAAGTTTTTCTAGGAACGCTGCGCAATCTGATTTGATAGGTAAATCAACAAATTCCTTGAATTCTGTCTCGTCGATATCGACCATGACAATGTGCGCGTTTCTCGCAACTTCTTGGAAATCGTATCCAGTTTGAGGAATTGTTAATCGCGTTCCAATCGTAATGAGAAGATCACACTTTTGAAATATAAAATTAGCAGATCTCTGTCCATACACACCCGGAATACCAAAATATAATGGGTCTTTGTGATCAACCAGATCAATCGCAGACCACGTCAATAAAAATGGTATATTGAGAGATTGTATTCTCGACTTAAACAATTCCACAGACTTTGAAAGTTTTACACCGTGTCCCGCGAGTATGACTGGACGTTTCGCGTTTTTTATGAGGCTGTGCACCTTTTCCATTTGATCATCTGTAGGGGATACTCGAGTCAGTGGTAATGGTTTCCATAATTGTTCCGGTATGGATTTGGATTGAACATCAAATGGTATATCTAACCACACGGGTCCCTTTCTCCCATCCAATGCGGTATGATATGCGTATTCGAGTTCATCATATATAGTTTCTGCATCCACAAGTTTCGCGTACTTTGTGGTTTTTGAAACCATGTGTACGACGTCAAATCCCTGTGTTCCATACATCCGACGATGCGCATGCTTATCGACATATTCTCGTTTTTCTTGACCAGATATCACGAGTACGGGTGTAGAATCCGCCCATAAACTGACGACACCAGTGATCGCGTTCGTCGCACCACCACCCGCAGTCACGAGTGCCAATGCCAGTTTTCCAGACGTTCTATAATATGCACCAGCCGCTATGAGTGCGGCTTGTTCATTGTGTGTATTGTAAATATGAATACCAGCTTCCGCACATGAATTATAAATGTGTGAGTTTGCTGAACCTATGATACCGAACACAGTCGTTATACCCTTTTGTAAAAGGAACGACACGATCGCATCACTGACTTTAATCATGGTCATTAGTCGTAGGACGATTATATTGTTTAAGTTAAATATCTAAAACGTCATTGTATATATTCTTGGGCTGTGCTTTGATACTTTTCAAAATTGAAATTTTCTTTGCCACTTCGATGGCTGCACAGTTAATAATATCTAGATTACCTGCGTATTTTGATAAGTAATCTTCGGAACCATATACCTTTATAGAAACCATGAGTGTGTCATCGGATATGTATCTTGGGGTCATTTCCGATGTATAACCCGTCGCATACGATTGCATCCGCTTAATAAATATATCAAAATCGTCAAAGTTCCCTCGTGTGGCTTTGAAAAACACCGTCGTTTGCATGACTGTTTCGGGTGATGGATTTACATTGAGAATGACTTTACAATTGTTTACACCTGTAAGACTTTGAATAGCACTCTCCGTGGTTTGGATGTACTTATCAACATTAATCCGTGTCGCCATTCCAGCGCTCTCGGATGAGATTTGCGTGACAACCTCGGCATACGATACGCTACACTTACTCGTCACGTATTTTATGAGTGGTATAGACACTTGTCCTCCACATGTGACCATGTTGACGTTTTTAGCGTGATGTAAACACTCACAGTTTACGTTAGGTACACACATTCGACCAATTTTAGATGGTGTCATGTCGATGACAATTATATCTTGTGATAGAAATACACTTGCATTCTGACTCGCTGTATATGCATCTGTACAATCAAATACAATATCACACGATTTTGGATTATCTATGTAATACTGAATACTGTTTGAGTAATATGGAACATTGTCCGGTAGTGTCTTCGTGGATTCTCGACGCCCGACAAACGCCACGACTTCAAAGTTTTCAATCTTAAGTAACTTGCACAATAAATCGGTGCCTATGTTTCCAGTACCTATGATTGAAACTCTCATCTTACACTTGAATCCTTTTTAATCTTTAATATATACGGCTCATCGAATCCCGATGTGTCTTCAATCTCATATGTCGCCCCAAAAAATACTGCCCACTCGGAGAGTAAACGTGTACATGGGTCCACAATATTCATTTCCTTTGCATCGAGTTCTTCATTCACGTACTTTGTAACTGCTTCTTTTACATTTTCCACATCAACAAAGTCAAAATATTTATCTTTTTTGATGACGACGTGTCCTTCGCGACGACATACCGCACTGAAACGTGTGTCCAGTTCACCCGGTCCGTAGCACCCCCACACTCGTAACGAATGTGCATTTGGGAGTGTTTTAATTCGTTGGTCAATGATCCATTTCGAGAGTCCATACGGATCCGTCGGTGGATCACCACGTAACGCCGCACCACTCGAAAAATACAATAATTTACCTTTGAACGCACGTGTGACATTTTCAAACATGAGAATGTTCGTGTACGCCGTGGATGGGTTGTGTTGGTCGATGCTCGCGGCACAGTGTACGACAACGTCGTATGTGTGAGTTTTAAAGTATTCTTCAACCGCGTGTTGATCTGTGAGATCGAGTTCTTTTCGTGAAACACCTACCCAATGTGTATTCCTTATGAGGTTTTTACCGATGAAACCATTCGAACCAAGTACGCACACTCGTTTCATTTAATTAAAGAATACCTTCCTCTTTATGTCATAATGCCAAAGAAAGTGTGGTATGCCCCGAATAAATTTGAATCGTATGGTGAAGAAGAGATCAAGGCCGTTGAGGTTTGTTTGCGCGACGGCTGGCTCGCTGGTTTCGGTGATCGTTCTGTGGAGTTTGAAAAGCGTGTGGCAGACATCTTTGGAAAGAAACACGGACTTTTTGTAAACTCTGGAAGTAGCGCGATCCTTTTGGGTCTGTGTGCATTGAACCTTCCAAAGGGTTCTGAAGTCGTGACACCGGCGTGTGGTTTCTCCACAACCGTGGCTCCCTTGGTACAACTTGGTCTTAAACCTGTGTTTTGTGATGTTGGACTTAATTCCTACGTTCCGACGGTCGAACAATTGAAGGCGGTTGTGACTCCGGAAACCAAGTGCATCATACTCCCGAATCTTATTGGTAATGTGCCTCAATGGCAGGCGATCCGTGACGCGTTTCCAAACGTCATTCTCTTTGAAGATTCTGCGGATACCATCACAAAGACACCGTGTACCGACATCGCCACGACAAGTTTTTACGCGAGTCATGTGATCACGGCGGGTGGTGTCGGTGGTATGGTGATGTTTAATGACGAAGAACATCTTAAACGTGCACTCATGTTCCGTGATTGGGGTCGCATCGGTGATAACATTGAAGAACCCAGTGAGCGTTTCAATCACTCAGTCGATGGAATTCCCTATGACTGGAAGTTTTTGTATGGTGTCGCTGGATATCACTTGAAAGCGTGTGAGATGAATGCTGCATTTGGTCTCGTCCAGCTCGACAAGCTCGAAGGATTCCTAGGCACGCGACGCCAGATGATTGAACGCTACATTGAAAATCTGAAAGATACACCGTATTACACGCTTCCAGATGACTCCATGAAACCAAACTGGCTCGCAATTCCTTTACAGTGCCCCGATCGTCTCGAGCTTGTCAATTTCCTCGAAGAAAATGATGTCCAAACCCGTGTGACATTCGCAGGAAATATTACCAGGCACCCAGCGTTCAGGGAATACCTAAATGATTTTGAAAACGCTGATAAAATCATGCGCAACGGATTCCTTCTCGGCGCACATCACGGACTCACGATCGACGACGTGGATCGCGTGTGTGACTTGCTCAAGAAATTTGCTGCGCAGAAGCGAGGGAAATACTTTCACTAGATATATAAATGCCAAAAGCTTTGGTGACTGGTGGTTGTGGCTTCATTGCCTCTAATTTTTTAAACACCATGAAAGAACGATATCCAGACATCGAGTTTATCAACATCGATAAGCTCGATTACTGCTCGAATGTTGACAATATCAAACCCGGCATCGCGTCCTTCGTTCAGGGTAATTTATGTAACGCGGGTCTTGTTGAGAGAATAATTAAAGAGCATGCATTCGATTATGTGTTTCATTTTGCCGCACAAAGTCACGTGGACAACTCGTTTACAAGTCCACTTGGTTTTACCTTTGAAAATACATACGGCACACATGTACTCATCGAACTGTGTCGACGACACATCCCTAATGTTGAGTTCATTCATTTCAGTACCGACGAAGTGTATGGCGAATCTAAAATTGACACGCCTTTCACAGAAGACTCTGGCGTCTTGCGCCCGACGAATCCCTATGCCGCTTCAAAGGCCGCCGCTGAAATGATTATTAATTCATACATCGAATCATTTGACATGAATGTGAAGATTCTTCGATGCAATAACGTATATGGTCCAAACCAATACCCAGAAAAACTCATTCCAAAATTTGTCAGACTTTTAAAGGAAGATAAGAAATGTACCATTCACGGAACGAACAGTGCAAACATTCGTCGAGCGTTCATGCACGTTGACGATGTCGTTGATGCGGTTGATGTTGTGTGGAAGACTGGTAAGACTGGTGAAGTATATAACATCGCTTCAGATGATGAAATGAGTGTCATGGACGTGACAAAACTTATGATAAAGACAATCAAGGACACGGAAGATTATGATGCATGGATCGATTACGTAGATGATCGACCATTCAATGATCAGAGATACTACATTTGCGCGAATAAACTCAAGTCATTGGGGTGGAGTCAAAAGAAGACGCGTGAAGATCTCATTAAATTTCTGAAAGAACTATAGATGGATGAACTCGTACAGAGTGTCTACATCCTCATGGTGCTCTTGGCCTACGTGATGCGTAGAGCAGGAACATTTACGATGGAGGAAAAGGTTCGAATGCTTGAATTTATTGGAAAATTGAGCTCGCGAACATACATGCAAATACAAGCATCGCCCCACGACCGAGGTTCAAATATGAATACTTTTCAAATTGGTCATCTGTGAGACGATCTCGCGCGTCGAGTGTTGTTTTCGTCGAAAGACCTATGGTCCCGAGTGCCAAAATTGTAAACGGTAAAAAATGCGTTTGGTCGATCACGTCAAGTCCCGTGAGCGCCCAATTCGTACCACCGAAAACAACCCCATACATAGCAGATTTACCGGCAATGGCTTCCACAACTTTTGTGTCTTTCGCTTTGACACGTTGTCTCGGGCGCTGCGTCGGCCGTGCATGTGCGATTGTGAGTGTTTTAATCATTTGTCTTTTTGACCTTTTTACCTTTAATTAAGATTTCACGAAGAATGTAAATTTGAAGCGCGAGGCCAAGTGTCGTATATGTGAGTGTAAAATTCACACCAGAGCGCCTGATTTGATACACGAACCAGAAAATACTCGCAACAATACTAAGTATCACGTAATTTCGACTGTGACCCGTGAGATCACCCGTTTTACGAATTTTATCGAATGTTTGGTACATTTGAAATACACCAATACCCAGTGCAGCTATAGGTAGTGTGAGATCCAGGCTCATTTTTAATCTATGCTTATATAAAAATTATGGACGCCATCTTGAAGAAGTTTTCAGGAAAGATTGACGCACGAAGTGTTGTGAAGACGGTCGAGGAAATTAAGGTACAATACATCGACGATGGTTTGACCAAGGAAGACCTCCCACCGATCTTGGCGAAGTTGATGATGGAGGCCTCTAAGTTCAAGAATCTCGCGGGTGACGAAAAGAAGAAGCTCGTCGTCGGTATTCTTAACCATTTGATTGGTGAGATTGACGGTGACAGCGAAAAGGATTCTGAGTTTGAAGTCGTCTTGAAGTCCATGGTGCCGGCGATGGTGGATGGTTTCGCGAAGCTCCTCAAATTGAAGAATGGCCTCTTGTCGTGCTGCATGAAGTAATATAAGAGTTATATTCACTACATAGATAGTATGAAGTTTCCGCCACTCGCAACTATGATTGAGTATGGTATATACACAGTCAGGGAACTCGAAAGGTTTCATCAGAATATGTTACCTAAACGAAAAATCACCGTGTTAAAAGAATGTGAACAATGTTCATTCGTATACCCAGGTAACATGTGTAATAATTGCAATTAATCATATTTTCTGTCCCATTTCATTTACAAATGTGACAAAAAATATAGACTTATAATAGATATGTACATTTGGATCATAGTCTTGATCTTTGCATTCGTGTGGTACAGACGACGCGTGTCTGCATATGATACAGGGGTTATCGATAAATTGAAAGTCCGACCATTACCCAGTCAGTCAAAACCGAAAACACCTGTGAAAACATCTACACGAGATTTCACGAAAGTTAAAGAACACCCGGAATTAAAAAAGTTTCAGCGTCAGACGGCACAATATAAAGCTGTGGCAGAACGACAAAACGTGAAAGAAAAGGAAATTCTAAAGGAGTCTGCACAAAAAATTGCAGTGGAAAGAAATAAAGCAAATCAACAGGTTTCGACGATACAGAAACAGGGAACGAATGAATCGAGACAATTACAAGCCGCTAGCGCGAATGAAGTGCGAGGTATACAAAAACAGGGTACCATCGCCGCGGCGAGTATTAAAAATGCCGCAAATGTCGAAGCGCGGAAAATCAAAAATGCTGCTGATATCGATGCAAAACGTACCGTGACACAGGCAAGTCTCGAAGCCGTACGTATAGTAAAAGCTGGTAATGAAGAAGCGAACCAAATCAAAAATAAGAGTATCCCCGAAAAGTATAGGTACGTGCGAATTATTAGATACAAGAGCGGTGGAGATCATTGGATGAATATCGCCGAAGTTGAAGTGTATTCGGGTGGGACTAATGTCGCGAGAGGTAAGAGAGTCACTGCGAGCAGTCTATTATCAGGATCATATCCACACAGCAATCTCACGGATGGAAATCGCTCAAATTTCGCACACACGCATAATGGAAATGTGGAATGGTTTCTCATCGATCTTGGCGCCGAATATTCTATAAACGCAGTAGTCGTTGTTAACCGCGTCGATTGTTGCCAAGCGCGATTACGAAACACGAAAATCCAATTATCCAAATATAGTGACATGCGATCACCATTAGAATCACACCTATTTAGTACCGCCGAAGCGTCACAATCCACTGTGACGTGGTCACCAGTATAACATCTAATTCAAACTATATGATTAATTATTATAAGGATTCGAGTTAATTTCTCAGACTATATCATATAGTTATGAATGCAGTCACGATCAGTATATTACTATTACTGATCAGTGGTATGGTCGGTGCTTTCCTATACATTAAGAAGCTTCGAGCCACGAGTGCTGAAAACACCAAGAAACTCCAGGAGGCGACAGCACAAGTATCATCCCTTAGATCTGATGTCAGTGAGACGAAGGCTGAAGCCGAGGAAGCGAGCAAAAAGCTTGAAAATGAAAAGAAGGCGAAAAAAGCTGAACTCATGCGTATCGACGCAGATAGTAAGGCTGAAAAGGCGCGACGAGACGCACTTGAAAAGATGAAGGATGCAAAGATTGCGGAACTCACCGAAAAGAAAAAGCGTCAAGAAGCGGAAATCGCAAAGACCGAAGCGCGACGTCAGGCGGCGCTCAAAGAAGCAGATGCTGCGCGAGCAAAGGCGAAGGCTGCGAGAACTCAAGCGGATCGTGCCATCGGCGACGCAAAACGAGCGAAAGATCTCGCTAATCGCGCGAAACAAGTCGCTGATCAGCGCGCCAAACAAGCTGGTATTGAAATTGGTCGCGCGAAGACTCAACAGGCGCGCGCCGCGAAGGATGCGGCGATGGCGCGTCAGAGAGTCGCTAAAGCGGCGAAGGATGTGGCAAGTGCCCAAGCGCAAGTTAAGGGTGTTAACATAAAGCGTACCTTCGAAGATGCCGCCCGATACGGTGCTGTACCGGGATACTATACAAAGGGACACGTTTGGGCGGGTGACCACTTCAACGTGTCCGATCCGAATGTCTGTAAATCCATCGCGCGTAATAAAAAATTAGCCGTGTGGGGTCACAGGAACAATCTCCACGGTAACAAAAAGTATAAAAATTCATGCTATTTTTACAAGAGTGGACCGAAGTATGCAGGAAACGGTAATGACCGAGTCCATATGATTGGGTGCACATTCGGTGGTAATCCTAAGACGGGATGTGTACAACCTAAGCGTGAACCAGTATTTAAATGGGGTGCATATTGGAAGGGTCTTGATTTCCCAGGTAATGATATTTGGACAAAGTCGACATCGTCGAAGAGTGGATTTTCAAGGAGAATGAATAGGGCGCTTGCGAAGGTTCGGTGTCAAAAAGATAACAGGTGTGCAGCTTTAACATGTAATAATAGCGGAAGTTACTGTTGGGCTAAGAGCAAACTCGGAGGATCCAAAAGACATGGTGATAGAAATACATGGCGAGCCGATAGAAATTAGGTTTAGACAATGTCGTGGACGTCGATAATACATTTCTCCAGGATAAATAATCTCAACTAAGATTATAATGGATAAACGACTTATCGCCCTTCTTGTGGTCATCGCGATCATCACCGTGATTGGCTTCATGACTAAGTGGACCTTCCGCATCAGACGAAGCACGTATGACGGTGAAGATATTACCGAAGAAGAATTAGAAAGAATTGAAAAGGAACTCGAAGCCGAATTGGAAAAGGTGGAGGCGGAAGAAGGTTACGAAATGTACGAGGATGATTCAGATGACGAGGACGAGGACGAGGACGAGGATGAAGAATAATTCGGAACTAGATGTAGTATCATCAAATCAACACTTTTAAACCGTTAATCAAACCGTTTAAAAATGTCAGTATAATTAAATGTCGGCTGCGGCAACTCTATTGTTACTCGCATCATCTTCATTAAGCGTTGGTACCGGAGGTGTATACGCGTGTTCAGGTGGCAGTTTTGATGTCACTAAATTTGATCTTAAAACGTGTGATGTTTCTGTTTTTAACAAAGCTCTTAAGAAAGTTTCAAATGAATTGGGTATATCCACAAAAGAGGCGGGTGATCTCCTTGGTGATGATACACCGATCGACTGGGGAAGTGCAGCCGATGCACAACCCCCCAAAACAGAAGCTCAGATCCAAGCTAGAGTGGGTGATCCCCTCGGTGACGATGCACAACCCCCTAAAACAGAAGCTCAGATCCAAGCTGAAAAGGAAGCTGCCGCTAAAGAAGCCGAACGACAGCGGCTCTTGAAAATGCCACCGGATACGATCGATATAAAACCAGGCATTGTGAAAGGTGTTGAAATATCCAGTGATCCATCATGGGTAAACGCATCACCGGAAGATTGTTGGAGCATCATCAAAGATCAGCCAGCCTACGGCGGGGTCGTTGGTTGGGGGCACAGAAATGATAAACACCCAGATCCAAAATTAAAGAACTCGTGTTTCGTGTACACGCGGAATGATGACGGTGAAGCTATGCCACCGTTTCAAGGTGATCCCAATGACAAAATCACTATATCCGGATGTCACAAACCTGGTTTGAAATTAAGTGAAGGGTGTATGACAGATGAGGAAAAGAAATATTTTGCAAACCTCAAGCGTATGCCACCGGATAACGTGGATCGCGTGTTTGGTATACCCAAAGGTGTCAAGATTGAATCTGATCCATCATGGTCAGGTATGTCCGCCGAAGATTGTTATAAACTCGCGAACGACGCCGGTATTGAAGCGGGTGTGCGCGCGTGGGGATACAGAACCTCGGATTATAAGGATAAAAAACTAAGAAATACATGCTTCTTGTATAGAGACGATGTCTTCACAAAGTTCAAGGGAACGAATGACAAAACAGTCATCACGGCGTGTGTTGGACCCGGTATGAAAGTTAGTGATGGATGTTTAACAGCTGAAGAAATGGCACAGGAAATTCAAAGCACGTCAAAGATGCAAAAAGCACTCGCGATGGCTGCGATGGCGGCAAAAATGGCGGAACAGTTGGCAAAACAAGCCGTCGAGAAGGTTGCGCGTGCGGCAAAGGTCGCTGCGGCAGCCGTAAAAAAGGCTGCAGAGGAAACCGCGCGTCGTGTAGCTGCGGCTGCGAAAGCGGCGTTTAACGCTGCAAAGCAAGCTGCGGCAAAAGCGAAACAAGCTGCGCAATACGCGGCACGAAAAACAAAGGAAGCCGCGGAAGCTGTGGCGAATGCTGCTAAAAAAGCGGCCCAAGATGCCGCTCGAAAAACAAAGGAAGCTGCACTAGCAACCGCGAGAGCGGCTAAAAAGGCTGCAGTAGCAACCGCGAACGCTGTGAAAAATGCAGCGGTACAGAGTGCCAAACAGGCTGTCGCCGCCGCAAAGGTTGCCGCTCAGGCTGCAAAACAGGCTGCAACAGCAGTGGCAAACGCTGCAGCGAAGGCAGCTACAGCAGCCGCACGGGCAGCGAAACAGGCGGCTGAATACGCCGCGAAAAAAGCCGCGGAAGCCGCAAAAAAAGCCGCGGAAGCCGCAGCAGCTGCCGCGAACGCGGTTGCGAAAGCGGCAAAATCAGCCGTGAAATCGGTCGGAAAGGCACTTGGTTTCTGTTTCTCACCGGATACACCCGTGAGACTTGAATCTGGTGAACTCGTTCTCATGAAAGACATAAAACTCGGTGACGTTCTCGTGGGTGGTATCATCGTCGACGCAACCATGCAAATTAAAAATAGAACCAAAGATGTGTATTATAAAATTCACAGCAAAGAATTGAATGCGTTCATTTATGTCACGGGTGGACACTACGTCAAAAATGGTGACACATTTGTTCAAGTGTGTGAGTTACCAGATGCAATCCCAACGAACGAACACAGTGAAGAGTTATCTTGTCTCGTCACGAGTACTCATGAAATTCCAGTGGGCGAACATATCTTCTGGGATTGGGAAGATAACCTGGTACCCCAGACCAAATAATTTTATTTATCTATTATAATAAATAATGGCTTCAGCATTGAAAGCTCTTAAAGGTGCTAGTAAGGCAAGCTCCGCTGCTAAGTCTTTTGGTAAAATTGCTTTCAAGTCTGGTAAAAAGGTTGGTAAAAAGGGTATAAAAATAGCAAAAACAGGTGCTAAAAAGGGTGCTAAAATCGCCAAATCTCCAGTTGGTAAGAAGGCGCTCAAGTACGGGGCTGCCGCGGCCGTCGTCGGTGGTGGTGCGATGTACATGAATAAGAAACTCAAGGATAAGAGTGAAGCCGTGCAGGGGTGTGTGAAGGTGTGTCTTCCAGAAGGATATGATGAACACGTCTATGGTGGTAAGCCGAAATCAAGCTTGACTTACAGAACGATCGAAAGTGTCAAGGCAAAGGGTGCCGAGGTCGATGAAGACCAACCATTTTGTAATGCAGAGATCGATGATTGTGGCGAATTTTGTACAACTAAGTGCGAAGAAGCGAACCCGCTCGACGTTCCCGGTGCGGAACTCGCGAAGGCTGGTGCAGGTGCCGTCGCTGGTGCGGTGAAAGGTGCGACTTCTTTCGCTGCGAAAGGTATCTGGACCATGATTAAATTGCCGGTTTATATTGGGTGTGGTGTGTGTTTGTGTGCGATTTTGATTTACTTTTTCATGATGATGCGAAAGCCGGGTGCTCCACGTATGATGGCTCCACCACCCCCGAGATACTATTAAAGAAATAAAGAGTCTTTAATTTAATGATTTTGAGTATCGATGTCGGTATTCGAAATTTAGCCATGTGCTTACTTAACGAAACTTCTAACCTCGTCGTCCAATGGGACGTTTCGGGCGTTCCACCGGAACACAAGGATGGTATTTACGTTTCTTTAAGAAAGCATCTTGATGAACGCCCATGGGTCCTCGACGCTGATACGGTTCTCATAGAAAAACAACCAGATCGAAATAAAAAGATGGTTTCTGTCATGCACTTTTTACACGCGTATTTTATCATTAAAAATCCTAACGCCGAAACAATTCTTTATGATGCGCGACATAAAATTCCAGACGTCGCTGGACCGGGTCGTTCACAGTACCTCAAGCGTAAAAAAGTATCGATTGAGCGATGTGAAGCCTTTATCCGTCGTGATAATGTCAATGCACACTGGCTCGATACATTTATAAAATCAAAAAAGAAGGATGATCTCGCAGATACGGTCATGCAGGCATTGAGTTTTACGAATCGGATCGAAGTCGCGGCACCGACAAAAAAGAAAAAGAGTACGAAACTCATCCCTAGAAAACCAAACGAAAATCAAAAATCAACCAAATATTCAAAGTCAAACCTCGCGTGGATTTATCTCAACAAACCAGACTGCGAGTACCTCGAAAATAATAAACGGTTCATGAAAGACCTTCGACGCTACTACAGGGATATCGGAGATCTCGAAAAAGATCTCAATGTAAAATAAATGGCAATTGGCTCGAAACTCAATATTGCTGGTAAATATATGACCTATGTGTACTCGGTGATCGCTATCATCATCGCACTCGCATCCATCGTTGCGGGTGCTCAGTCCATGAAAGAAAAAGAGGAACGAAAGGCGATGGGGTACTTTGGTCTCGCGATACTCGTGAGTCTCGTCGTCATTTTGAATATCATCGTCGCGCGTCGTATGTATGGAGGACGTTTCCTTCTCGGTCTTGAGGGTGTGAGGTTTCTAACGTGATTAAAGATTTGAGGGGAACTAAGAATTAGAACAGTATGCAAAAAGATGTCTTGGACCACGGATTTGTACGATTGGTTGATCACATGCCGAGAGAAGATTTGGACACGTCAATCGTCCAAGCAGCTCGAGTCAGCTACGGAGACGGGACAAAGTCTTCACGTGGAGACCGAGGACTCCTCAGGTACCTGCTTAGACATTGGCACACGACCCCTTTCGAAATGGTGGAATTCAAATTTCATATCAAAATGCCCCTATACATCGCGAGACAGCACTTTCGACATCGAACAGCCTCAGTTAATGAGCTCTCCGCCCGCTACTCCGTCGTACCGAAACAGTACTACAACCCAGGAGTTCTACGAGGTCAGTCTCAAGTAAATAACCAAGGATCTGAGGGTGTCGTAGATGTTCACGAAGAAAAGA